CCCTATATAAATTAGGGAGAAAGGGAAAGATAAAATGAAAATTAAATTAAGTGGAAAAGAGTATACAGTTAAATTTGGATATGCACCGGTATATAAGAATAAAATTATCCCAAGGCTCGTAGGAATGGAGCAAAAGGGCGAGGGACTTGAAGTCATTGACAACATGCTTGGATTTTTACCGGAGTTTTTGCTCGTGGGCTTGCAAAAGTTTCACGCTGACGAATTTGGCTTTGATTTTGACGATAAAGAAGCAAAAGAGAAGCAATTAGCGAAGATGTATGATTTGCTTGACGATTATCTCGACCCAGAGAATGAAGAGGGTGGAGATATAATGTCGCTCTACAACGATTTGTCGGCTGAAATGGAGAAAAACAGTTTTTTATCAAAGATGCTGGCGAAAGAGGTACAGACAGCCAAGAAGAAACCAATCAAGAAGTAAAAGAGCTTACATGGGAAGTATATTGTAACGAAATCCGCCCATATTGGCTCTTGGTAACTAAAGGCTATGGATTTAGCGTTGAGGACATAGATATGTCTTGTCCGGCTGATTTAGAGCCTTATTCAAAGGCTTATATGCTTGAACAAAAAGAAGCCGACAACAATATGTGGGCTTGGTGGGGCACATACGGATTGAGCGCAACTCTTACAGCAATTGACAGAGCTTTAAATAACAACAAAGCAAGAGCGAAATACATTGAAAAATCATTAAGCGAGCAATACTCAAAAGATAACGAGCCTAAATACAAGGAGTCTAATGAGGAAATTGCCGTTTATGAGATGAAGCAACGAATTAACGCATTAAGACAATCAGGATTACCTGAAAGTCCTGATTAATGAGGTGAAAATATGGCATATAAAGGAATTGACGTATCGTCATATCAAGGAAATATTGATTGGAGTAAGGTTAAGTGGGCCGGAGTGCAATTTGCAATCCTTAAAATAATCCGCAAAGACCTTAATCCGGATAAAACCTTTGAGCAAAATTGGAAAGGCTGTACTGATGTAGGAATGCCAATACAAGGCGTTTACAACTACTCATACGCTACAACAGTAGACAAGGCAAAGACAGACGCAAATAAGGTCATTCAGACACTTAACGGAAGAAAAACTTTCGTTTGGTTAGATGTTGAAGATAAATGTCAACAAGGGCTTGGACAGACGCTTATTGACATTATCAACGCATATCAGAGTGTTATCAAGAGTGCCGGACTTAACTTTGGTGTATACACAGGGCTTAGCTTTTATAATCAGTACATTGCGCCATACGCAAATCAGATTAATTGTCCGTTTTGGATAGCACGTTATCCGTCAACTAAAGGAATGTCTATTGGTGATGAGCCTAATAGCGCAAAGAAGCCTGTTATTCAACATCCTCTGTATGGCTGGCAGTATTCAAGCGCATTTACCTGTAGCGGCCTGAATAACAGCACAGATGCTAACTTACTATACATTGAGCTTAATAAGGGTGATGGAATAGAGAATAGTTCGGCACCAATAGCAACTCCGGTAAAGAATAACGCTTGGAAAGGCAATGAGGAGTATTACCTCGATAATGATGATGTAAGAAAATGGCAACATGCTATGAACATCGGATTTGACACAGACGAGCTTAAGGAAGATGGCAAGTTTGGAGCTAACTCACAGAGATTTGCTAAAAATCACAATTTGTGGAGTGGACAGAAGCATAACTGCCCGACAGCTATTAAGTGGTTGAGAAAGACTCTGCATGACAAGTACCATTTTTACAAACTTGATACCGATTACGGCAAGTGGACGGACTACCTTTCTAAATGCGTCATGGTATTTCAAAAGAATAGAGGTCTTAAGCAAGATAGATATGTTGGATTGATTACAACATACTATCTGCTTAAAGGATAAATACATGAGAGCTACTTTAGGGTAGCTCTTTTTTATTACAGGGAGGTGAGAAAATGGCAGAGAGCATTGAGCTCCAAATCAAGTCGGACGCACAGCAAGCAACTAGAGCCATAGGCAATTTGCAAGATAAGTTGAAAGGACTTGGAGATACTCTCAATTCCCTCAATGGTGCAAGCATAAGCAATTTTGCGAGTGGAATGTCACAACTTGCAACATCACTTAGAAGCGTGAGCAGTATTGACACTCGTACATTTAGCAAGATTGCAACAAACATGGAAAAGCTCGGCAACCTTGATACTGCAAGACTTGTCAGCTCGGCAAGTGCTTTAAAGAGCATGGCAACAGAATTGTCAGGCTTTGCGAATATCTCAAAGCAATCAGCAGAGATTACACAGCTAACAGCTTCAATCTCAAAGCTCGGTTCAAAATCAGCCGGGTATGCTGCGGACAACATCAAAAACCTTGGCAGTGCCTTGAAAGAGGTAATGACAACACTATCTAGCACACCGAGAGTCAGCAACAACATTATTCAAATGACTAACGCACTTGCTAATTTGTCGCAACAAGGCTCGAAAGTTGGCTCGGCCAGTAGGTCACTTGTAACAGGCTTTTCAAACACAACTAAGTCGATTAAGAGTACAAGAAGTGGATTTAGAGGCTTGGCTTCAACTATCGGTAAGTTTTATGCAACTTATTGGTTGGTCATGCGAGCTGTCGGGAAAATAGGCGGTGCAGTTGATTTAGCGAGCCAATTAACAGAGGTTCAAAACGTAGTAGATACCACGTTTGGCGATATGGCAAGCAAGGTTGATGATTTTACAAAAACATCAATTCAAGACTTTGGAATGTCCGAGCTGACAGTTAAGCAAATATCAAGCCGTTTCCAAGCATTAGGTACTTCTATAGGCATTTCGTCAGAGCAAGTGGCAAATGGTACGGCAGTGGCAAATAAAGCTCTTATGAGCCAAAATAACACGCTATACAAGACTACAGACAGTATGGCTGATATGTCGCTTAATCTCACAAGGTTAGCTGGTGACATGGCTTCGTTCTATGATGTAGACCAAGCCGATGTTGCAAAGAGTTTACAATCCATTTTTTCAGGAACAATCGCACCATTAAGGAGATACGGACTTGATTTAACACAAGCCACACTTTCAGAGTGGGCTATGAAAAACGGACTTGACGCAAATATCAAGTCCATGACGCAAGCTGAAAAAGTATTGCTAAGATATAATTATGTCATGGCAAATACGCAAGCTGCGCAAGGTGACTTCGCCAAGACAGCCGATAAACGAAACGTTAGTTTCATGTGTCGCGCAGCATAGTAATATGCTGATGAAAAATCGAGCAAAGTCGGTGAAAACTAAGTTGATTTAAACAACATACTTTGGTATAATATGTTTGAGGTGATTTAATGAGAACGTATTATATCTATAAGGCTACAAATAAAGTAAACGGAAAATTATATATCGGACAAACAGTAAACTATCACGCTAGGGTTCAACAACATTTAAGGTGTTCACCAAAAGAGGATTGCTTATTTCACAGAGCAATTAAAGAATATGGCAAGGACAACTTTGAATGGGAAGTGATTGATAAATGCAATAGTTCACAGAAAGCATTGCGACTTGAAAGATTTTATATATCTTTGTATAACACATACAGAGATGGATATAATGAGAATAAGGGTGGTGTTGGTGGACACAACGCAAGAGCTGTCGTAAGGCTAGATAAAGACGGAACATTCATAGAAAGATACGATAGTGCGATGGAAGCCGAGAAATATGGTTTTGGTAATGTTGATGTATTATTATGTTGCAAAAACAAAATGCTGACATGTAAAGGCTATCAATTCATGTTTGAAGATGAATATAAAGCTAATGGAGCTAAGACATATGTAAAGCCAAAACCTATCAATCAGAGAAAAGTTATTCAATGTGACCTAAAAGGCAATTATATCAAAGAATTTGATAGCATAGCACAGGCTTCAACCGAAACAGGAACAAACAGGACAACACTGATAGGGGCATTGAAACATCGTTATAAAAATGCCAATGGATATATTTTTGTCTATAAAGAAGATTTTCCGATAAAAGATTTGAGCATGTATACTAAACTAAAAAAGGGTAGGAAAATAGCTCAAATTGACATAAAAACAAATAAAGTAGTCAAGGAGTATGATAGAATATCTGACGCTGGCAAAGCGTTGGGGGTCAATTACAAAGCCATACACAAAGTAGTTGATAAACCCGACAGGACAGCATACGGATATAAATGGATAAGTCAATAAGTCAATACCGAGGTAATCAATCAGATAGCGAAAGGCTGATTGACACTGTAACGCGTAGGAAGTGAATAAATATAATCTTCCCAAGAGTGCTCGACAACCATAAGACGTAGAAATGCGTCTTATTTTTGTGGTTGAAAATGTACGCTGAACTTATAGGAAACTATAAGAAGTAGAGGATAAAAAGCCTTTACGATAACAAATTGACATGGGCGAATAGTGTAAGAGTCCTTAAGCAAGAGTTCCAAGCATGGGGCAGTATCATAGGTAGCGTAATAATCAATGCTTTAAAGCCATTTGTTCAAGCCTTAAGTAAAGTAATGCTCAAGGTTATCAGCTTCACAAGAACTGTAGCTGACGCGCTCGGAGCAATCTTCGGATGGACTATCGAGATAAGCGGTGGCGGTGCTACTGTTGACGGCATGGAGGACATAGCTGGCGGAGTAGGTGATATTGGTGATAGCGCTGATAGTTCTAATAAGAAAGCCCAAAAACTGAAAAAGACACTGCTTAGTATAGATGAGATACACGCACTTGACGATAACAGCGATAGTGGCAGGGGTGGCGGTTCAGGCAGTGGTGGTTCAGGTGGTGGTGGAGCTGGCGGTGGCGTTGATAGCTCACTGAAAAAGACCGATGGATTGATTGAAAAATACAAATCATCAATCAAAGATTTATACTCACTCGGAAAGTACATCGGTGACGCTCTTGCGAGTGCTATGGAGAGCATTGATTGGAAGAAGATATATCAGAAAGCTGACAATTTCGGAAAAGGACTTGCAGACTTCCTTAATGGCTTAATCAGCCCAAGACTCTTTTACGATTTGGGTGCAACAATAGCTGGTTCACTGAACACAGCTTTGCATTTTCTCAATTCATTCGGTACAACATTCGACTGGACTAATTTTGGCTTGTCGATTGCTAACGGCATTAATGGATTTTTTGAGAATTTTGATTTTGCGTTACTAGCAAAAACTATTAACGCATGGGTACAAGGAATATACACCATGCTAACCACGGCAATTAAAAATGTGTCGTGGAAAGACGTACTAAAAGGAATTACGGACTTTTTAAGCAATTTGGACATCAAAACTGTTGAGATAATAGTTGGCACATTGCTGATAAAAAAGATAATTTCGCTAAAATTAGGTTCAGTGGCACTCGCTTTTATTGGAAAATCATTATCAAAAGCGATAGCACAGGCAATAGCTTCAAAAATTGGATTTGAGCTTGTAGAAGGAGCCGGCATTGGAACGGCAATAATGCAAGCATTTAAAACGATTTTCGCCTCATTGTCAACTAATCTTGGATTGCTCATAGAGGGATTATTTAGTGGCTTAAGCTTGGGTGATGCAATAACAGCCGCATTCGGAACAGGGGCAGTAGACCTATTAGCAACAATTGGTTCTGCTTTTTCGGCAATAGCCGGAACAATTTTATCTATTGTAAATTTTGTCAAAATGTTAAAAGACGGATTTAGTTGGGTGAATGAGATTCTAATGGTAATAGGTGTTGCATTAGCTACAATCGGAGCAATATTAGCCGGTGTGGCAGCATTGCCAGCAGTAATTGTTGGAGCAATAGTGGCGGCAGTATCAACAATCGTTGTTTTAGTAAAAGATAATTGGAACACAATTTGTGAACTATTTTCAACGGTTGGCGATTGGTTCAATGGAAATGTCATTGAGCCTGTAGTTTCGTTTTTTAAAGATATGTGGAAAACCATAAGTGGCTTTTTCAGTTCTCTATGGAAAGACATAGTAACTGTGTGGCAAGGAGCTTCGAAATGGTTTAGTTCCACAGTAATTGAGCCGATAGTTGGCTTTTTTAAAGGCTTTGCTACACGAGCACAACAGATTTTTCAAGGTGTTTGGATAATAATTCAAGCAATTTGGATAGTAGCTTCAAGCTGGTTTAATAATAATGTGATTACTCCAATTTCAAATCTGTTTAACTTTTTAAAAACGTTTATACAGACAACGATACAGACAGCAAAAGATTTTGTATTTTCAACATGGCAAGGGGTGGCAAGTTGGTTTAGCGGTACAGTAATACAACCGATTTCAAACTTTTTTAATATGTTGAAAGCTGGCATAACATCGGCACTTAGCGTAGCAAAGAACTTTGTTATATCTACTTGGCAAAGCGTGGCGGGTTGGTTTAATGGCAATGTTATTTCGCCTATCACGAACTGCTTTAATATTATGAAAAACGGAATTACAAACGCGTTTAATTATGTGTGGAGTTCAATAAGAGGCGGTGTCACAGGGGCTATGAACTACGTTATATCAAAAATAGAGAATGGGGTTAATTTTGTTGTCAGTGGAATTAATTCTTTATTAAGAGGATTTAACAAAGTTGTTTCTGCGGCTGCTAAGGTGGCTGGTGCAAATTGGAACGGAGTATCGTTAGTTCCGAAAGTACATATTCCAAGGCTTGCTAGTGGTGGAATTTTCCCAAGGGGAGAGGACGGCATGGCTTTCATTAATCACAATGAGTTAGTCGGTAAATTCTCAAACGGCAAAAACGTAGTTGCAAACAACCAACAAATCACCGAGGGAATTAAACAGGCTGTCATGGAAGGAATGGCGCAAGTGATGATGAACTCTAACACTGGCGGAAGCTCTGCACCTATCATTGAAAACGTGTTCAAATGCGACAGCGAAACGCTCTATCGCATGACACAGGTAGGCAAAGCAAAGCACGGACAACGATATATTGTAGCAAATGAATTTGGCTAAGACACTCACCCTTGCGTGGGTGTCTTTTTGCGAGGTAACAATATGGCAATGATGTTAGTAGACGGAGTAGAATTACCTACTCCATCAAGCTTTGAATGGGGCTTGATTGATGTGTCTGCAAGTGATAGTGGACGAACACAAGACGGCAAAATGCACAAGAATAGAATAGCGCAGAAACGGCAACTTAAATTGTCGTGGAATGGTACAGACAAGGCTAGGACAGCAAAGATACTTCAAATGGTGAACCCCGAATATATCAGAGTGACATATCCTGACGCTATGAGCGGAACTGATGAAACACGTACATTCTATGTGGGTGACAGAACCGCACCTATCAAGATATGGACTGTTGGCAATAAGAGGTATGAGGTATTAAGCTTTCCTCTCATAGAAGAATAAGGCGGTGATTAAATGCTAAACGTATCAGCTAAATGGCAAAGGGCAGTAATGCTCGATAATGACATAAACGTAAATTGTTTTGCTGACATAGTTACGGCAAGTGGCGAGAAAATCCCTATTAGTGATAGTGAGCTGTGGGCGAATGGCTTCGAAGTTAATGACTCAACATCAAGCAATGGTACTTTCACAATCGGGGCTTTGATTGCCGGAAAACTGAAAATTAAGCTGAATAATATTTATGAAGATTATAATAAGTATGATTTTGATAAGGCAAGCGTAACGGCATATGTCTCAAAAAGCTTTTCTGACGGCGCGACCGAAAAACTAAAAATCGGTGAGTATAGAGTCAGCGAGACAAGCTATGACGGCTCACTCATAACGCTTACTTGCCTTGACAATATTAATAATTTCAATCGCGAGTATGACAGCAATTTAAGCTACCCTACGACAGCGTATGAGGTGGTCAGAGACGTTTGCATTAAGTGTGATGTACCTTTTACTATGGCGAGATTTGACAACTCTGATTACGTGATTAACGAGATACCAAGCGATAATCAAAAACTCACATATGGACAGGTAATAGCTTACATCTTACAGTTGAGCGGATTGTGGGGCAAGTGCGGTCACGATGGCGAATTGCTTATCGGTTGGTATGATATGAGCCAGTTTGGGAGCCAAAATTACAATGGTGGAACTTTTAGCACAAAAACTACACCATACTCTGACGGAGATACACTGAATGGTGGAAATTTCACCGACTATTCAAGTGGAGATAGCGTTGATGGTGGAACATTTACAGAAACGAGAAATTACCACAATATTTACACGCAAAAAGACTTGAACGTTGCGACTGATGATGTTGTTATCACCGGGGTAAAGGTAACTGTAACCTCAAAAGAGGACAAGACAAAAGATGTTAATGCTCTTGCCGGAAAAGAGGGATATGTAGTCTCAATCTCTGATAATCCGTTTATTTCGGCAGGCAAGGCACAGACAGTTGCAAATTATATCTTCAAAAAAATAGGTGGCATGAGGTTCAGACCTCTTGACGCTACGCTCTTGTCAAACCCACTGATTGAGAGCGGAGATGTGGCGCTTGTGACAGACCGCAAGCAGAATACCTATAGCTGTTTTATTTCCAACCGAACATTTACAGTTGGAAGTGGCACTAAAATTTCGTGTGACGCTGAAAATGCTTCAAGGAATAGTGCTGATAAATTTAGTAATGAGACAAAGGCTATCGTACAGGCTAGGGAAGTTGCACAGGCAAAACTAAGTGTATATGATAAGCAAATGCAATTGCTGACACAGCTAATGTCTCAATCGCTCGGACTTTTTAAGACTGAACAGGTGCAAGAGGATGGCTCAATTATTTACATTATGCATAATAAAGCCGACCTTAATTCGAGCAACATACAGTGGAAAATGACGGCTAATGGCATGGCTGTATCAAGTGACTATGGTAAAACGTGGAATGCCGGAGTTGATAAAGACGGAAACGCTATTTTCAATATTATGTCGGCTATCGGCATTAATTTTGACTGGGCGCATGGTGGTACACTCACTTTAGGCGGTGAGGATAACACAAACGGCAAGCAATATGTCAAAGACGCAAACGGAAAAATCCTGATTACGCTTGACAACAAGGGGATTACGCTTGCTGACGGAGTTAATATATCATGGAATAATATCTCTAATAAGCCGAGTATACCAACAGACACCAACGATTTAACGAATGGTGCCGGATATATTGATTCGGACAAAGCAACACAAATTACAAAAGACACCGTGACTACGAGCTATGTAAATGCACTTAGCGTTAAGGCTGGTTCAGTTGACGCAGAGGACATCACAGGAACAACAATTGCTGGCAAGAATATTGTTGGCGGAACAATTGATATTGGCAGCGGAGTTTTTGCGGTTGACAGTAGTGGAAAAGTAACCGCTTCAAATTTTAATATGTCCGGTGGAAGTATTGCACTGAACGGAAATTTAAGTAATTCAACGATTGATTTAACGGCTACTGACAATTCAGGAAACAATTATGAGCTTTGGATGAATGGCGCAGTCTTGCGAATTGTCAAAAATGATGAGAATTTGATTACACTTTACGGAGCCACAGGCTCTATAGGTGCACAGACAATGTATGCTCAAGAGATAGGCTCTGATAAATTTAGAGAAACCGATAGAGGATATGCGATGTGTGGCGATGCAACAGGGCATACATATCATTGCGGCTGGAATGGTAGCGCCTTGAGCTTCCAAGTTGATACTGTTTGGGTATGGAGTTCCTCAGATAAACACTTAAAAAAGAATATTAAAGCAATTAATCAAGATTATATTGATGCAGTAGGCTCGGTCGATTTATTTCAATACAATCTTAATAGACAAGGATATTCAGACAAGCCGTTATATTTTGGAGCAATGGCACAGGATATAATCAAGAATCTTAAGGATAAAGGACATGCCAATGAAAACCTTAATATGATTTTCCGAAACAAAGCAACATCGGATGATGATACACTATACTACGGCATGAACTATGAGCAATTCCTAATCTTAAGGCTCGCCGGAGACGAGCAGAAGATTGATAAAATGCAAAAACACATAGATGAATTGGAAGATAAGTTTTTAAGATTGTGTCAGAAATTAGGCATTGATGAAAGTGAGGTGTAGCTTATGGCAATTCAAATGAGACGAGGGGCATACGCGGAGTTTGACCCTTTAAAAATGAAAGCTGGAGAATGGGCGGTATCGACCGATTCCGACACGAAAAAACAGCAGATATGGATGTGTTTCGCACCCGGAATAGTTAAGCGGATGGGAACTGTTGAGGATTTTAACACTGAAATTCAAAGACTTATTCAGAGCTATCTTGACGGCATGGCAGAATCGGTAGAAAAGGCTCAAGAATCAGCAGAACTTGCCACAAGCAAAGCTCGAGAATCAGCTGCCTCTGCAAGCGATGCTAAGGCAAGCGAAACAAAAGCTAAGACCAGTGAAACCAATGCGTCAAACTCGGCTGCAAAAGCAAAGATTAGTGAAACCAATGCCAAGGCCAGTGAGACAAAGGCTAAGACAAGTGAGGCCAACGCATCAACTTCTGCAAGTAACGCCAAGGCAAGCGAAACAAATTCTAAGACCAGTGAAACTAATGCTAAGAAATCAGAGACTAATGCATCTACAAGCGCAGCTAACGCAAAGACCGGTGAAACTAATGCCAAGGCTTCTGCTACCAGTGCGTCAACTTTTGCAAGTCAGGCTAAGGCAAGCGAAGCAAAAGCCAAGGCTTCTGAAACCAATGCTAAGACAAGTGAGACTAACTCTGCAAAGAGCGAGTCGGAAGCGCAAAAATACGCAGAGCAAGTTAAAGAAATATCTGAGAGCTTAAGTGGGGCATTAAGACCTCTTGGAACAATCAGCTTTGCCGACTTGCCGAGCACAGCAGACACTAGTTCCGGAGATATGTATAATATAACAGACCAATTTACCACAACCATTGATTTTAAAGAGGGGGCTGGCAATATAATTCCTGCTGGAAGTAACGTGTATTTAACTACTGATAGATATTGGGATGTACTTGCCGGTACACCAGTAACAGGAGTAAAAGGTGCAAAAGAAGTATATTATCGCAGAGGAAATGTAAACATAACCCCTGCCAATATCGGAGCGGTTGCAGAAGGCGGAAATATAAGCGATACAACAGTTACTTTTAACGATACAACAACTAGAGCAAACCTCGTTTCTGGCGAAAAAGTGTCGGTCGGCTTCGGAAAAATTAAGAAGTGGTTCGCTGATTTGAAAAGCTTTGCTTTTAAGGATTTGGTGAATAACCTCACGACTGCTGCCACTGGTAGCGCATTGGACGCAAGCCAAGGCAAGATTTTAAATGACAAATACGATGAATTAAACCAGAGTTTAAGTTTTAAGGTAAATACCACTGATAGCCGACTGTCGGATGCCAGAACTCCGAAACCTCACACCCATGATGATAGATACTATACTGAGAGCGAGATTAATACTAAGCTTAATGCATTAGTAAAAAATCATATTGTTGTCTTGCATAAGGCTGAATTAATAACAGTTACTGGAAATTCCGATAGAGAATACTCTTTTCCATTTTCTTTGCCAAGCGATGCAGAGATTATTATGCAGCTTCCTATAATTTATGCTGGCGGCAAGGGCATATCAATTGGAAGAAATGTCAATAAAGATTTTACTGTACTTCTTTGGAATAATAATAGCAGTACACAAGATGTCGGGGTTATTTATTATGGAGTGTACATCATATAAATAAATGTATTGGAACATAAAGCGTTGAGAGCCGCCTTCAAATGCGCCACATAGTGCCTATTGTTATGGGTATAATTAGCGTCAGACTTGGAATTCAAGCTCTTCTTTGTATTATCTAAACTTTGGTTTAGCAGACTATACCGCAAATAGGATTTTACGCGTAAAAAGAGAGGGCTTATGCCCTCTCTGATTATTGTCCTATAAATACTCCAACATCATCTGCGAATGGATTGAAATTGTAATCCATTTCAATACTTTGCGCGTTTGTTGGAACTTCAAACGATATATCGACATTTCCAGTTCTGCCCGGCGAAAGCTCTAAAATCGAAGAGCTGTCAGTCAAATAAAGCTTGTTTTCGACTTGCACGTTATCAGCATATCCAGTTGCATTAGTATAAGAAAAACTAAATGTTTCATCACTATTATTTACCACTTGAAAGCTAAAAGTAACATATTTATATCCGCTTTTAGGCTTTTCGTAATCATAATTCGTATTTTCATAAAAATCAGTTAAAGCTACATTTATGTTGTCTTGATAAGTTATTCCCTCTCCGACACGAGCTTCAATCCTTTGATAATCTTGCGAGGAATTACCCTCTGTCTCGGCTTCTATTTCACTCTCAATTTGATTATTGGACTTCTTGTCACTTTTAGCGGTATCAGTACTTGAATGGTCTACAAAAATCAATCCTAAAGCAGAAAGAACACATATCACAATAGCAACAATCGAACCTACATGGCGCCTTGGAATTTGTTCTGAACTCTTAAGAGCTAAATCAATGATAGCAAGTATCAGTGCTGTTATGATACATATTACATCGAGAAAAAGCGGTGCGCATAGTACAAGCGGTAGGCAAAAGCAAATAGCTATTGTGCTTAATACAGAATCTTTCTTTTTAAACGGCTTATCTTGTATGTATAAATTTACATAATAGCTTGAAGTTTTGCGGTCAACGAGATAGTTACTCTCGATGTGTCTACAAACCATTTCCATATTGCCTTGATAATACTTATCTAAATCGCCAATATTAACATAATGATTGTTAATGCAGTATTCTCTATATCTTTTCATATAAAAAATCCCCTTTCTAGTTCTTTTTTGCTATTTTACTCTTTACAATCCCTATTGTCAATATTCGACAAAATAAAACACTTTAAAGTGATACAGTAATGATGTTCTCAAACAAGAGAACTCTTCAAGTTTCGGTAGGGCGGTGGATTTTTCTGCCGTCCTTATTGACGTTTAAGAACAAATGTTCTATAATTGATGTATCGGAGGTAGTATTGTATGGAATATAAGGATGAAATAATTAAAATGATTGAGGGCTTGGAAGATAAAGACCTGTTATTGTACTTGTACATATTTATTAAAGGAAAAATAGAGGCAGAGTAAAAACTCTGCCTTGTGGTTATATTTTCTTTTCCCAAACGTTACCGCACTTTGAACACACAAACTTTGTTTTGCCGTTTTTGCCTTTAATTCCGGTAGCAGCACCGACAACGGCACCAACAGGCCCGAAGAGACCGCCTACTGTGTTACCAACAAGTGCTTTGCCGAATGAGAATTTTTTCTTGGTATCAACAGGTATGCCAACGCCATCACAACCCCACTTAGGACATTTAACAGTTTTGCTCATAATAAAATACCACCTTTCTTATTAATTTGATTTATTTTGAGTATTTTCATACATCATATCTATTAAATTCATAATATTTTCTTGCTCTTTATCCGACAATTTAGATAATTTCAACGCATAGTCCTTGATTCTACTATCCATGTTCGACAGAGCCAAGTCTTTTGTTGCCTCTTCAACAACTGAATGGTGCTCTTTTCCGGTAACTAAATAATCAAGTGAACAATCAAGACATTCTGCAATTTTTACCAACTTAAACAATTTTGGACAGCTTTTTCCTTTTTTCCAATCTGAAAAAGTACTTTTAGGGAAACCGCCATATTTAGCCACTTCTGAATCATTTAACCCTCTTGAGTCTCTTAATTTACAATATCTTTCGTACATAGAAAATCTCCTTTAAAAAAAGTTGTGATTTCTCAACATTTGGGGTTGACAAATAAGACTTCCTAATGTAGAATGAAAAAAGAAGTTAGGAAATCTCAACTCAATAAAAAATAAAATTGAGAAAATAATATTATGTTTCTGGACAATTCATAGTATACACGATTTTCTAATTTTTATCAAGACTTAGTTAGGATTTTTGAACTAAAAAGCAAAAACTGTTAGCGTACTACTGCTAACAGCCGTTGCCTTATATGGCACTTTTTACAGTAACGGATTTCCTAACTATTGTCAAGAAAGGAGATGGGAAATTGAATAAGAAAAAACGACAGGCGAGCTTTAAAAAACTTGACACGCTCATAAAAGCTAGAGACGTTTCGTTTTACAAACTGTCAGAAGAACTCGGAATGGCACGAAGTACTTTTTCGGATTGGAAGTCGGGAAAATCAATGCCAAAAACGGACAAGCTAATTAAGATTGCTAATTATTTTGGCGTAGAAGTTTCTTATTTTATCGAGTAGAGAGAAAGGAGTAACGAATGGAATTAATACCTATGTTAAATCAAAAACTTGGAAACGACATAGATGGCGAAAACTTCATGACGTTTATGAGAGGAAACGGACAGGAATGTGCCGAAATGGCAAGGGAAGTAAAAAAAATACTTGCTGAACACAATCTGTCCGTTTCACAAATCAAGGGTTTCTTAGAGTATATGAAGATTAATGTAGAGTCGTATTCATATCTTCATTCTCCGAAATAACCCTTATCGGAAATTCCTCTGACATTGAGTTACCATTAGGGATTTCTTTGGCAGTATTAAGAATATCAAGAAGTTTGGCAGAACTAGGATATTCTTTACCACAGTTAGGACAAATAATCTTGTCAGCAGATATATCTTCATTAACAGTATATCTATTGTGACAAGTACAAGTTATTTGAAATTTTAGAAACATATTTTTTCACCTCTTTTCTTATTTAGAATAAGAGGATTATAACACAGAAAGGAGAAAACATGAACGATTTACAAATTTTCAATAATGAAGAGTTCGGAGAAGTCCGAATGACAGAAATTGACGGAAAGCCATATTTTGTAGCAACAGATGTGGCAACCGCACTTGGGTATACAAATCCACGCAAGGCAGTTAATGACCATTGCAAGGGAGTAACGAAACGTGACACCCCTACATCTAGTGGAGTGCAATCTATGTCATACATAAATGAGGGAGATTTATACCGACTCATTATGAAATCAAAATTGCCTAGCGCAGAGAAATTTGAGCGGTGGGTAATGGATGAGGTACTTCCGTCAATCAGAAAAACAGGCAGTTATGGTATGCCAAAGACAACAGGCGGTCAGATACAGCTTTTGGCACAGGGCTACACAGAATTAGAGCAGAAAGTAAACGACATCAAAGATGATGTGAGCGAGCTTAAGGAAAATGTACCACTTTACAGTTGCGATATTGACGAGATACAACAGCACGTTAAGCGCAGAGTTGTAAATATCCTTGGTGGCAAGCAGAGCGAAGCATACAGAGATAACAGTATCAGACATAAGACTTTTTCTGATATATGGACACAGTTAAAGCGTGAGTATGGTTGCGTATCTACTTATAAGAGTATCAAGAGAAAGTATATAGACGATGTGCATGAGTTCATTGATTGCTATGTCGTGCCTAAGTATCTTGATGAGCTTATTCAGGATGCAAACGCTCAACAGAGTTTTGCATAGTGAGGTGATTGTATGAGGAAAAGGACTTTAAAGGAAAAGTTTTACACCGGCTGTGGCTATTCGATTTTCGGAGCATTAGCATTTGCATTTTTCCTTGGATTATCGGTGGCATACGGAATTAAGACAGCGAGTATTATCGTTGGAGCAATCGTAACAGTATTTTGGCTGATATTGATTGCAATATGTCTCATAGAGGAGGGCGAACCGCATGAGAAAAAGAAAACTGATATTGATGTTATCGACTTTAACAATTGGAATTATGACCTTAAAGCCAATAGCAGCGAAAGCAGATAGCAAAGTTGAGCTGACAGCCGGTGTTTCTTCCTATTTAAATAGCGTAATGCTTGGAAAAATTGAGCCGACAGTAGTTCAGAATGAGCCGGTTGTAGTTGAGCAGACCTATGTAGAGCCAACAGTTCCAACTTGCCGTAAGAAATACAGTTGTAGCCGATTTAAGAAGCTAGGGCGAGTCCGATATGGCAATTACACTTATACGTGGTACTCACAGAGAGTGTTACCTGGTGGTGGACTTAATATACCGGGCAGACATCTAAATGAGCACGGATTGGTAGTTGATGAAAACGAGTATGTAGTAATTGCAAGTGATGATTTACCACATGGAGTTGTGGTTGATACTCCTGTTGGCATACAAGGGATTGTATATGACGAAGGGAGCGGAAATGGAAACCTTGACATCTACTGCGATTGGTAGCCAATTGAAACGTCAGAGTGCTAACGATTACCTACAAGAACTATATCGAGCTAAACGGCACGAGGACAAATCATTTGACTTTCAAGCGTTGCTAGACAAAGAAATGGAGAAACTAAATGAGCGACAATGTAAGACGAATTAGGCTAGGCGATACAAGATACCGATTGAAGCCATTAACAAGAGAGCAGAAGCTATTGCTCAACAAGGCTCATTACGTGGCAAGCGAGTGGCTTTTTGTATCGGAGTCGGACTCGTATCTAAGAGTAGTTAAAAAATCAAGCCTACACGGAAATTTGATTCTGAAAACTATAAACAAATAGAAAGAGAGGAAACGCAATGAAGATTACACACATTTTTGCACAGAATTTTTGCAAATTCTATGGCAAAAACACATTAGACACGGATTTTTCAATGAAAACTGTATTGTCTGGTCAGAACGAAGTCGGTAAAACAACAGTTAAGAGAATTATTCTTGATGTGCTGAATTGCCACGACGAGAACGACAGGGAAATTACAGGCATAAGACCACATGATGAAAACGGAGTTGAGATTGACGATGTTGACATTGTGAGAGCTGTTACCTTTGAGATTGACGGAAAAAGAAAGACTTTGAAAAAAATCACAAGGCAGAAACGCAACAAAAAAGGCGAGATTACAGGCAGTGTTACTGATTATTCAATCAACGATGTACCTTGCAAAATGGCTGACTACAATCAGTACATCAATGACAACATGGCAGAACTTGGAGTATTACCATTTTGCTTAAATGCCATGACATTGCTCAATAAGTCACAGGCAGAGCAGAGATTAGCACTTGCAAGCTATTTCGGTACACGTACTGATGAAGAAATCTGCGACATGTTTCCGCGGTTTGCCGAACTCAAGCCAATGTTTGATGATGGCGATGTAGACCAGCTCAAAAAAGTATGTCGTGGCAAGCTAAACGGCACAGGCGGTAGAAATGGCTCAAAAGGACTTGTCAAGGAAAGAGACGAAATCTCAACAAGGATTGATACAATTCATTCCACCAATGAGTATACAGACCTTGCAGAGCTTGAATTGCAGAAGAAAACCTATGAGCCACAGCTTAAGGAAATTGAAGATAAGCTGTCCGACTACAACAAGATTTTAGAGGATAAGCAGAAAGCTACAGAGGACATTATGAACCTTAAATTTGAGCTTTCAGATATGGAGAGAAAAGCCAATGCTGATAATCAGAAAAAGCGCATGGAGCTACAGCTACAGATTGATGATTTTAATGCTTCAATTCACAAAACAGAGTCAATGATAAGAACCGGAAAGGCTAGCATTAAAACCTCTGAAAGAGAGATTGGAGATTGCGCAATAGACTTAGCAAAGGTACGTGCTGATTGGAAAAAAGCAAAGGCACTTTCCTTTGATGAAAGCAGTGTTATTTGTCCGATGTGCGGTCAGAGATTGCCGGAAGATACAATAGAGAGTTTGAGAACTGATTTTAGTGATAAAAAATTGAAGAAGCTTAAAGAGCTTGAGGACAAGGGCAATTCATTATCAAGCGATAGCAAGGAACTTAAACAGGCTATTGAGGACAAGAAGAAAGAAATAGCTGACCTTGAAGCAGAACTTAAGGAGCTGACAGAAAAGCGTGATACTGTTGCTAACGAGTTTGAACGTGATAACATCGCTAAAGAGCTTGGAATGGTACCTACTGATATTGATATGACAGGCAACAGTGAGTATCAGGCACTTCAAGCTAAAATCGAGGAAAAAGAGAAAGCTCTTGCAGATGAAAATGATACATCGGAGCTTATCAGAAAGCTCAAAAACGAGCGAAACGAACTGTTAAGGCAAGTTTCATCGGTCGATGCAAAAATCGAGCTTGGTGTGGCGAATAACAAGCGTATAGACGATAGCATAGCCGACCTTGAAGATAAGAGAAAAGACCTCAATCAAGAAATAGCTGATTGGGAAAGAAAGCTTGACTCGCTGAAAGAGTTTACTCGAAAGAAAAACGAGCTTTTACAGGCTGATGTTAATAAGTATCTGAATTTTGCTACGGCAAAGCTGTTTAGACCACTCTTAAATGGCGATGCCGAGGAGTGCTGCGACTTTGTATACAATGGTGAAGCATATGCAAGAAACCTAAATCATGGTGCAAGAATGCTGACAGAAGTTGACATATGCCGAGCTTTTCAGAAAGTGGCAAACGTTAATTTTCCAATTATCATTGATGATACAGAAAGCGTTGACGATTGGAGAATACCACAGATTGATAACCAGTTGATTATGTTGAAGCATACACAGGACAAAGAGCTTGTGATTGAGGCGGTGTGATATGACGAATGATAGATATATTGTAGAACGAGAGTTTGAACACGCAGGATATAAATGTGTCGTTACATTCAATGTGATGGGGCATAGGTGCGGATATGTAGGCATTCCTAAAAACCATTCTTTATATGGTAAAGAGTATTCAGACTATCTCGAAATTAAGAAAGCAGATGTCGGAGACCGAAAAATAAGCGGTATTTTTCCTTTGCTTGGAGCTTGCCTTGATAAAGACGAAAGAATACGAATCGAAGCATATTTTTCGTGCCACGGCGGTATTACCTTTGCGGATGGTGGGGAAAATTCAAACTATCCGATAGAAAGTGATTTATGGTGGTTTGGATTTGACTGTGCACATTGCGATGACGCAAAAGAACTTGAACTCGCTTATGAGAGATTTCCTAATTACAGAGAGCGCCTTGCTATGAAGATTGAGTGTGAAGACAGATTTCGCATTGATGGCACGATAGTTCGCACAGAAGAATATGTAGCAGAAGAGTGTAAGAAGTTAGCAGAACAGTTGAAAGAGTTTGAAGAAAGTGAGGAACAGAAATGATTAAAGCAAAAGACGGAGAAGTTACATTTAGAGGTACAAGAAGCAATATTATGGCAGAGGCAGTTACTGTTTTACGTGCGCTTAAAGAGGAACTTTCAGAGGAAGAGTACAAAATGGTGATTAGACTTGCTGATAAAAGCGAGAAGCAGTTGAGCGGTGAAACCGAGAGAATGAGAGAAGTGATTAAAAAGTTACTTGGATTATAGGAGGTTCAACATGAGCATTAAGAAGAGAAATTATTACATGGGCGGTAAGAAACATACTGTAGAGCTTAAGTATGACGGATATATGTATACAGTCATATCTGACGGAGTTTTATTCAAGCAGACACCTAATGAACTGTTTGCGGTTCAGGTTTTCAATGAGATTTAGGAGGAATAATTATGGCGGAGAATACACAGATAGTTGAGTATGAATCAAATGGGGAAATGGTAAAAATTTCTCCAACAATGATAAAAAGATATCTTGTAAGCGGCGGCGGCAATGTATCTGACGGAGAAGTAATGATGTTTATGTCATTATGCAGATACCAGCACTTAAATCCGTTTTTGAGAGAAGCATACCTTATTAAGTATGGAAGCAACGACCCAGCCACAATAGTTACTGGAAAAGACGTTTTTACAAAGAGAGCCAATGCGGACCCACGATATAAGGGAAAGAAAGCAGGAATTATTGTAATTAAAAAGGACGGAGCTGTTGAAGAGCGAGAGGGAACAATGGTTTTACCTAACGAAACTATCGTAGGCGGCTGGGCGAAAATCTTTATTGACGGAAAAGAGGATGAGTATCAGTCAGTAGGTTTTGATGAGTATGCAGGAAGAAAAAAAGATGGTTCGCTTAATAGCCAATGGGCGAAAAAGCCAGCCACAATGATTAGAAAAGTAGCTGTTGTACAGGCCTTAAGAGAAGCATTTCCAGATAGATTTCAAGGCTTATATGCACAAGAGGAATTTCAAAATGTATCAGATGTAAAACTTGATACAGAAAAGGTTGTTGCTGATGAAATCAAAGAAAACGCAAATAGTGTAGATTTTGACGAGGACAACATAATTGATGTAGAGCCGACCGACACAGCCGACAAGCAGTCAGAGGAGCTGCCGCCATTCATGCAGAGTGAGGAGGATTAACATGAGGGTGATTTCACAGGACGGAACAATGGATTTTTCGTATGAAATGAGTACGATTTTTATTTACGGAAGAATTGAAAATGCCATAGCAATACAACCTGTTGGAGACAGTGAGGTTTCAATAATCGGTAGATACTCGAGTAAAGCAAAGGCAATTAAGGCTATGGAAATGTTGAGAGAAGCATATATCGGTATGCCTATCGTAATGCAGAATGTTGATATTTCAGACGATGTGGCAAAGGAATTTGAAAGATTAAAGAAGTGCGGCATTATGGTGCAAACAGAAAATCAGCCGTCAAAAGTAGATTTTATTAACAATGCTGTCTTTCAGTTCCCACAGGATGATGAAATTGAGGTGTGACCTTATGACAGAGAAAGAAAAAGAAGAGTTAAAATCGGAAATCCTTGAAGAAGTGGAAAAATCACTAAAGGGTAAAGTGATAAGAGAAGATGTTGCCACAACGCTTAAAGAACCAAGAGAATATTGGTTTGTCAAGAGAACTGTTGACGGAAAAAGGCAAGACGGATTGATGAGAACGGTTATTGACAGTATTACTTCGTGGTCTATGTGGGAACTTATAAGAAAACTCACTTGCTATATTTGTGGTAAGAGTTATGTTCGACACTTAGCAAACGAAGGGGAAATTGCCAATGAAATTTGTAATACCCTTTGCAAAACTGTTTATGAATTGCGTGTCAAATATTTAAACGAGTCCAAAGGTGGTGACGAAGATGAAACTTAAATGTTTAGGCTCATCGTCAGCCGGAAATTGCTATCTGCTAACTTCCAACAGCGAAGAAACACTTATCCTTGATTGTGGAATACCGATTAAGGAGATTAAAAAAGGCTTAGATTGGAGCATAAGGGGGATAAAGGGTGTGATTATAAGTCACACCCACCTACCCTAGACCATAGCAAGTCAGTAAACGATTTTAAGCCAATGGGAATACCAATACTTGCCCCATATTTAGGCGATAGCCGTAAATCAATGAATATGGGCGAATTTACAGTGAAACCCTTTGATTTAACAACAATAGACGGAAATTGGACACACACAGACGCAAATGGCGAGCCTTGCCCGATATATGGCTTTCTGATTACTCACAAGGAAATGGGGAGAATGCTTTACATAACAGATTGTGAGGTTGTCAAGTGGAAGTTTAGAGACATAAACCACATTCTTTTAGGCGTGAATTATGACAAGGATTTAATCGACAGAGACAACACAGGCAAAGCTAATCACGTTTTCAGAGGTCACTTATCCATTGACACAGCTTGCGATTTTGTTAAGGCAAATTATTCAGATAGCTTGCAGAATGTCATAATGTGCCATCTATCAAGTGAAAATTCTGATAGAGATAGTTTCATCGAGAAGATGAAAAAAGTCGCTTATGGGGCAAATGTGGATGTTGCGGAGCGGAACAAGGAATGGCTACTTGCCAATCCTAATGAGTGTCCTTTTTAGAAAGGAGATAATGACTATGAATTTCAAATGGAGCGAGGAGGAAGTCCTTTTATTAAAAGATAAATATTCTTGCTCAACAAATGATGAATTAATTGCCTTATTTCCTAATAAAACATTTTTGGCAATCTATAAAAAAGCTTATTCGCTTAACTTAAAGAGAGATGAAGAAATTAAGTTTTTGAACAGGTCAAAGGCTAAAAGTGGTAAAAATGCTAGTAATTGGAATGGCGGTGTTAGGAGAACAAGCAAAGGATATATACAAATATTAATGCCGGAACATAAAAGAGCAGATAAAGGCGGGTACGTTATGGAACATATCGTAGTTTATGAAAAAGCCACAGGAATAGAAGTGCCACGAAATTGTTGCATACATCATTTGAACGGGATAAAAAATGATAACAGAATTGAAAATTTATGTATGATGACAAATTCAGCACACACAATATATCATCATACAGGGCAAAAAAGAAGTGAAGAAACTAGAAAACGAATTTCAGAAAGCAAGAGGAAAAAATATGAATAAAGTGATAATTTCGGGGAGAGTTGTTAGGGATGCTGATGTTAGATATTCACAGACAGCAAACGGAAGTATGGCGGTAGCAAGGTATACATTAGCTGTTGACAGAACTTTTAAGAAAGAGGGCGAACAGGCAGCAGACTTTATTAGCTGTATCGCATTTGGCAAGAACGGAGAATTTGCAGAGAAGTATTTGCACCAAGGAACTAAGATTATCATTGAGGGCAGATGGCAGACCGGCAACTGCACTAACAAGGATGGACGAAAAATCTACACTAATGATTGCGTAGTTGAAAGACACGAATTTTGCGAAAGCCGTGCCAATCAACAGAACAATAGTAATGGAATTATAGGTAGAAACAGTCCAAGTACTGATTCAGATTCCTTTATGTCAATCCCTGATGGTATTGACGAGGAATTACCATTTAACTAAAGAGGTGGAAGTATGAGATTGATTGACGCGGATACACTAAAGAAAGATTTAGAATCGGTTACTTTAAGTAATGGAACTTTGCTCAGTACAAATACAGTATTGCTATTACTGGATAAATATCCGACCGCCTATGATGTAGATGCTGTTGTGGAACAGTTGAAAGAAACTAAGGCTTATATGCTATATGAGAATATGAACGCTGATGTTAAGTGGATTGATAAGGCAATCGAGATAGTAAAGGCAGGTGGTAACGCTTGAATTATCAGAACATAGCAAGAGCCAAGGCGATAGAACAGGAAAACAAAAAGCGACTATTGAAGCTGAATCCAAAGCTGAATGACAGGAGTGGGATTTACTTCCTACTCCGAGAAGATGAAAACGGTTTTAAGTATGCTTATATCGGACAGGCGGTACATACACTTAGCAGATTGGCAAGCCACCTTGTAGGATATCAACAGCACATAGACCTTAGTTTACGCAAACATAAGCTGTATGACAAAGAGAAAAATCCTTATGGTTGGCGAGTCGAATTTCTGAATTTTCCCGAAAGTCAACTTGACGAGAAAGAGAAATATTACATCAAGCTATATGCTGATAAAGGTTGTCAGCTTAGGAATGTCAGTTTAGGCGGTCAAGGAGAAAATCGTGCTAGTGGTTCAATAGGCGAGAGAAAAGCGCCTAAGGGCTATCTGCAGGGCGTACAGCAAGGTAGAAAGAACCTCGCAAGGGAATTATCGCATATCATCGAAAAACACCTTGTTGTGACGCTCAGAGAGGATAAACAGGGCAATAAGGTGTCACAGAAGCAACTAGATAAATTTATGGAGCTTATTAATGCAGATTCATATAAGGACGTTGAGTAAATGAAAAGAAAGGCGGCAATTATGGATAAATCACAACACTTAGAAGAAATAAAATCAACTGCTGAGAATTGTTATAACATTGGATATAAGCGTTGATATGAAGCAGCGATAGAAGATTTGAAAACAAAAATCATTGCAAATATGCATGTTGATATATCTGCAAAGATGATGAATGAGTTATTAGACGAATTAAGCAGCGTTTAGGAGAGGTGACATGAAAAAGAAAATAATTATATTTATGTTAAAGCATGATATTTTAAGAAACATATTTTTGATTGTTATGTCAGTGCCGGTAAGTATTTTCTATGGTTTAAAAGGATTCTGCGAAGAATTTTGCGGTGTATGGGAAGACACATTTAATAGCATAAAGGATAATGCTGAAGGAGTAAAAAGAAATTATGAATGAAGAAATGATGTTTACAGCTTGTAATATTCCGAAGTTTTTAGAGGAACAGATGAATAAAATGAAAGACACTCTTACAGGTGGTATGAACGAAGATAATCTAAAAGGTTTTGAGTATGCAGTAGATACTATGTTAAGTATTCTTAGGCAGATAATTCGTGCAGCCGAGATGGATGATGAGATTCTTGTGCATAGCGATAAAATCGCTGATGAGAATGAATTAGAAGAGTTTGATTTACATGATTTGTTAGAACTTTATGGTTGCAGAGTTGTGGCAAACTTACAGAAGAAAAGTGTTTAATGTTGTAAACTGAAATTTAGAAAGGATGCCAGCCTGGTAAGAGAAAAGAACAGGCAAAGTAAATAATTTTATCCAAAACTTAAAAGAAAAAGGCACTACCGAGATAACACTTGATATAACAACAACAGGCAAAGGAATTGTCTATACATTAATTTGGTAGATATCCTGAAATCAAAAGAGAATTTGATGTAAAGATAAATTAGGATTTATGGAGGTAGATATATGATTACGCAGATAGGATTTTTAAGAAAAGGAGATGTGTTCAGATTTGAGGGTGATATTTACAAAGTAGGACATTTGTTGGAGAGTACAAATGGGTATGTTTCCTGTATTGATGTTAATACAGGAAAGAAAAAAAGATTGCATATTGATGTTGATGTAGAAATTGAACAGGCAAACTGAAATTTGTTGAAAGGAGTAAAACAGAGTGAAGTTTTTAAGCAAGAAGAAATGTGATGAAATTCTGAAAAGAATTACTGCAAATGAAATTATTCAGGTAGAGTACGGACTACACGATATGGAAGCGGAAACAAAGGCAACGGAAAATAGAGCAGAAATAGCTTTTATTATCGGTGGTTTCAAGGGTATGAATAAGGTGCAGAACACGTTGAGAAAAAGGTATAACAATATAAACCACGAGGGAAAAGATTAAAATACATCAACCGAAACTTGAGGAAAATAGGAGATTAATTAAATGGCAGAACGTAGAATGTTCACAAAAAAAGTCACTGATGATGATAATTTCATGGCTTTATCATCAAGTGCGCAAGCCTTATATTTGCATTTATCTATGTCTGCTGATGATGACGGATTTTGCAATCAGGTATCAGTTTCCATGTTCAAAGCTCACGCAAGTGTAGCTGATTTACAACAGCTATTGGAAAAAAGATACATTTATCAGTTTGATAATGGTGTGATTGTAATTAAGCATTGGCGCATGGCAAACGCTTTGAGAAAAGACCGGTATACACCAACGAATTTTAAGGAAGAATTGGCAAAATTAAAGATAAAATCCAATGGCGCATACACATTTTCTGACGATGGTTGCCGTGTGGTTGCCAATGGGTTGCCAGATGGTTGCCAAGTGGTTGCCACTTGTCTGCCACAGGATAGTATAGGTAAGGTAAGTATAGATAAGAATAGTATAGTTAAGGATAGTAAAGAAAAAGATATTGATAAATCAATATCTAAAAAGAAAACTGTCTACTACCCTGATGATGAAATGCTGGAGAGTGCTTTTCAGGAATATCTGACAATGCGAAAGAAAATCAAAAAGCCAATATGCACTGAAATGGCATTACACCGAGCTATGAACACTATCGAGAGACTTTCAAAGGGCGATAATGATTTAGCTGTTAAAATTCTTAATCAGTCAGTAGACCATTGTTGGCAAGGGCTATTTGCACTAAAGGACAATGAGCCACATTCAGCTAACAAAGGCACCATTGATTGGGACAATGTGTAAAGGAGTGATAATAAATGACAGTAACTTGTAATAAATGTGGAATTGTGAATGGGTTTATCGAGGAAAAAGGTACACAAGTAGGTCTGTATTGCAATAAGTGCGGTAAATGGATAAAGTGGCTGACCAAAGATGAGGCAAGGCTGTTTAAGCACAATGAAGCACAGATGTTAAACGAAAACAGGCAAGCCGGATATAACCACGGATATACAGTTGGCTACAATGAAGCTGTTGACGATGTTGTGAAATTATTTAAATCAAAGACAACAATGGAAAACAATCTTATTGAGGAAATTGCAGAACATCTAAAGGTGGGTGGCGATTCTTGACAAGAGACGAGGCAGTTAAAATCATTCGTATAATGTGCGATTGCTACCCCAATTACAAGCCGAGCAATTTATCAGAGACAGTAGATGTATGGAATATGATGTTGGAAAATTGCACTTATGAACAAGTATCAGTTGCACTTAAAGCATATGTTTTTTCCGATACAAGCGGATTTGCACCGAGCATCGGACAGCTAATTAACAAACTGCATGAGGTTCAATCCCCACAGGAGCTTAACGAAATGGAAGCATGGTTGCTTGTCAGCAAGGCACTGCGGAATGGCTATTATGGTGCAGTTGAAGAATTTAATAAGTTACCACCACTCGTACAAAAGGCTGTCGGGAGTCCTGATAATCTTAGAAACTGGGCACTGACGGACATAAACAGCATTGAAAACGTAGTACAGTCAAATTTTATGAGAACTTACAGGGCGGTTGTTAATCGAGCAAAGGAATATCAAAAAATGCCAAAGGATATAAAGGCATTGATTGAAAATACCAATAGAAGCTCGTATTCGGCTCAAATCGGCTCTAAAAATCAACAGACGATAAAATTATCGCTTGAAGATAAAGAAAGCCAAAATAAGCCGATTAAAGGCATTCCAATGCCAGAAGAAATTAAGGAACGTATCGAGCAGATGAAAAGATAGGAGGAAAGAGGTTTGTGCGCACAATTAAAGCTGGCTTTACTCCTAGCAAAAAATGATAAAAGACAAGTATTCTAGGCAGAGATATGAAGAACGAAAGGCTAGTAACCTTTGCGTGCTTTGCGGAAAGCCGCTTGATAGAGAAGGCGTGGTTTGTACGGCATGTAACAGCAAACGCACAGCATATGGCCGAGAACTTTATAAAAGATTACAGGCAGTTGGTGTTTGCCCTAGATGTGGCAAGAACTTGCTGTATGGTGACGAAAAAAGCTGTGTTGAGTGTAGGGCAAAATCAGCCGAAGCCATGTCAAAGATACGTGCTGCTGATGTTGAAAAATACAATGAGCGACAAAAAGTATGGCGAAAAGCACGATACGAAAAAGACAAGAAAAATGGCATATGCACACGCTGTCGCAAAAGGAAAGCAGACCTGGGACATACCACTTGCACATTTTGCCGGGAAACAATGAGAAGCACACGTTAAAATGCCCGAAAGAACCGGCAGATATGAACAAGGACTATGTTTTTTCTGCGATAATCCGGTAAAACCCGGATATAAAGTTTGTGAAATGCACTATCAGAAGAACGTTAAGAATGCAACTTGTGAAAAGGCAAACTTGGCACGGCAGAAAATAAAAGAGAGGAGTCCACAATGGACACCTTGAAAGATTTTTACGATTTTTACCGACCACTGCAAAGGAAATATGACTTGCAAATGATTTACAAAACAAATAGCAAGGAAGCAAAAATAACTATCCGGTGGCGCGGTAAAGAGCTTGTAAAAGTCGCAGAAGAAACTACAGAAGCCTGTTTTAACAGAACGAGACGAGAACTTGAAGAAAGAATGAAAAAATATGAGCAACAAACTGAAACCAAAGAAAAAGCACAAAGAGCCGGATTTTACATGGACAAAATCCGAAAGAGTTACGCTGAAAAGCAGCAATAACCGCAGAAAGCTCGTAAGGCGGTCTTTCACAGACTTTATGGACTTGGGTTACTATGTACTGTATTTACATCATGGGTTTGGCAATAAGCGCATTGTACGGCTTGAAAGAACCATAAATGAGTACCTTGAAAGGGCACAGACCGAAAATGAAATGAAAACTGAAACGCTTGCTGAACTTTTGAAAGTCAGATACGGCATTGATGTACAGAAAGAGATTAATTTAATCCCAATGCAGCAGTTGATTAGAATTTATCAGAGAAATAATCCACTTACGATAAACGACACGAGGCAGCTTTTAAATGACACGGCATACAGCTACATGGTTTTAGCGTGTACGGCACTTAAATTGATGTTTAAATTGCCGGTTAGAGAAATTAAAGAGTTTATCGCAGAATTTAGGGACTTAATCGACACGCTGTATAAATTTAATCAATTCGGTCTGACATTGCCGAAGGTGGCACAATGCCTTGCTGATGAAGTTAATTACGTTGATGAAAGGTACATAAAGGTGATTGATTAATGACTTACGCATGGGATAACGACAGTACTCAAAATGCTCACATAAAGCAGATGAGAGATGATAGGCAAAAAGCCTACATGGAAACGCATAGAGACAATAAGGCATATGAGAGATTCAAACATATGCCAGATTATGGGAAAGGAGTATCAGACAATGACAAATAGAGAGAAATTTGCAGAACAGATTTTGGATATTGCTTGTAATGGTAACTGGATGGCAGTTAACAAAGCAACATTAGAGCCAATAACGTGTCAAGAATTGCCGTGTAAAGATTGCTTGTTCTATGTTTTAGGCAAGGGTTGCGACAGGAACGAAATGAAAAAGTGGGCAAACAGTGAATATGTTGAACCACCAATTGACTGGTCAAAAGTTGCAGTTGATACACCGATACTGGTAAGAGACAATGCCAACTTAGAGTGGACTAAAAGGCATTTTGCGAAATATGAGAATGGAAGAGTTTACGCTTGGAATCATGGAACAACATCATGGAGTGGTCAGATGTGTACAGTATGCGAACTAGCTAAGCTTCCGGAAAGGAGTAAGCATGAGACTGATTGCCGCTGACAAGCTAAATTTTTCGGAACAACATTACAATAAAAGCCAGATGAAGGCAATTCTTGATTTTGTAGACGCACAACCGACCGCCTTTGATGTGGATGAACTTTTGAAACAATTAGAAGAAAATTTTAAGCCCGATATAGAATGCTTTGATTATGCAGAAGATTATGAGTATTCACTAGAACGATACAACAGAATAATAGAGACCGTAAAACGAGGTGGGAAGGAACAGTAATGAATATTGACGAATTTATAGAACACACGCAAGAAACAGCTAAAAAGCATCGTTATCATGCAGATTTCTTTGATATAAATAATCCTATGCGTGCTGTTTGTATTAAAAGTGCAGAAGATTGTGAACAGTTAGCTGAATGGCTTGAAAAATCCAAAGAGTATCAGCAGTTAGAGGAACATGGCAGACTTGTTATTCTATCTTGCAAATATGTGTATTACATTGTTGATATAAACAATCATAAGTATGCAATGGTTATGAAAAGACCTATAAGAGAACTTGCGATATACGAGATTGAGGATATTGACAAGGAAAATTGCAAGTATTTTTCCACAAAAGAAAAAGCCGAAGCAAAACTGAAAGAATTGAGGCACAACAATGATTGATTGTAATATTTGCAAGCATAAAGAAAATTATGATTATTGTATAGAATGCAAACACGGAGAGTTGTTCGAGAGGGAAAATGTGTCAGAACCCAAAAAAATATCAGTTAGTAACGGAAAAGAATATTGCGGACATTGTGGTTATTTGTGCGAATATGCCAGAGGATATAAAAAGTTTTATTGTATGAGGTGTGGTCAAAAATTCGATTGGAGTGATGAAGAATGACCAACATAACAACAGTAGTATACACCGCCCTCATAGTATTCGGCATAATTGGTCTGATAGAGGTAGCGCTTGCATGGTACGACATCTACGGACGAGATAAGACCGATGATGAGATACAAGAGCAGCGGTGTAGCGAAAATATTAAACATTAATTAATTTATCAGAAAGGAATAGGTTGTGCGCACATAAAACCGAGGTTTCCTTTTGGTGGATTTAGAATGATAGTACATTGTTTATTTGAGCAGTCAGGCACATTCAAGAATGCTTTCAAAAAGTATGGAATTGAAGCCTACGACTATGATATTCAGAATGAATTTAACGAAACTGACTATGCTACAGACCTTTTTAAAGAGATAGAGGGGGGGTATCAAGGTGAGCCAAGCTTGTTTGATAAGATAAGCCCTGATGATTTAATATTTGCATTTTTCCCTTGCATAAGATTTGAAAATCAGATAATGCTGTGGTTCAGAGGGCAGTCGGCAAGTCAGAAAAAATGGTCTTTAGAAGAAAAATGCGAATTTGATATGAATTTGCTTAAAGAAGTTTCACTTATGTATGATTTGGTAAACAAAATGTTTATTATTTGCATGAGAAAAGGATTAAAGCTGGTAATGGAGAATCCTTATTCAGAAGAGCATTTTTTAAGACGATATTGGTGCTATTCCCCAGCGGTAATTGACAGAGACAGGAGAGATAGCGGAGATTACTTTAAAAAGCCTACACAGTATTGGTTTTTGAATTGTGAGCCACAGAACAATCTTATTTTTGAGCCAATTAGTTATAACGCTATCGAATGTAAGGACGCTATAAAAACAATGACAAAAGAGCATTGTGTAAAAGTAGGGACAGACAATGTTAAAACAGCAAGGTCAATGATACACCCGCAGTACGCAGATAGATTTATCAGACAGTATATTCTTGATGAAGAAATATGGAGAGGCAAACAATGAAACACTACAAACCAATTAAGTGTGTAGTCTGTAGCAAGATATTTACACCGACCGCAGCTAACCAAAATACGTGTTGTGAAGCACACAGACAGCAGAGAGCTACGGAATTAAGAAAAATCAGAGAAAAGAAAAGGCTTAAAAGAAAGCCTGTTAAGAAAAACAAACTTGCGGAAATCTGCGAGCTTGCTAAGAGCAAGGGCATGAGCTACGGACAATATATGGCAGAGCAATATAAAAAGGAAGTGATGATAAGATGAATAGCAGAACTATAAGTGATATAGAACCGATTGAAAGACAGTGTGTATACGAGGACAACAAAATGTGTAACAGCTCATGCCGATACTCAAATACTTGTATACACAGTGCAAGCAAAACCGAAGAATAGGAGATAGGCTTATGAAGTTTTCAAAACTTACTAAGCCGGAACTTGAAGAGATTACGAAAAATGCCAATTTCACCGATGAGGAAGCGGAAGTTTTTGAGTTACTAGTTGCTGACAAAAGCCTTGAAGAGGTATCACAGAGACTATTAATTTCAAAAACGACCACTTCCCGGAGAGTGGCAGACATTAAAGAAAAGATAGAAAGGAGTCAGGCGATGATTAATAAAGTGCCAATATGGGAAAAGGTAACGCTGACGATTGATGAAGCTGCGGAATACAGTAACATCGGAATTAACAGAATCAATGATATGCTTAATAATCCCTCGTGCCCTTTTGTACTTTTTGTCGGGAGAGGTAAGCGATTAGTCAAGCGCAAGGAGTTTGAAAAATACCTCGAAAAGACAGATAGCATATAAATAGATATATTGAATTATAAGCCATTATGTAGTAATATAGAAGTTATCATATAATGGCTTTTAATTTTGAAAGGAGCCATAAATCAGTATGGGAAAGGATTTGAGAGGAAAAGAGCTGGGAGTTGGAATAACCCAGCGCAAGGACGGACTTTATCAGGGCAGATATAAAGATAGGTTCGGCAAGAGCAAGACAATTTACAACAGCAAGTTGTCAGAACTGCGGAAAGAACTTAGTAAAGCAGTGACCGACAATCAACAATTCACAAGTGTTAGAGACAGCATTACCCTTGATGTGTGGTTTGACAGGTGGATGAATGTATACAAGAAAAAGAGAGTGCGCCCCAATACCATTAGGGAGTACACGCATATATATAAGAAGAACATTTCACCATACTTAGGAAACCATGAAATAACATCTATTCGCAAGTCAGATGTGCAGTTACTTATCGACAAAGCTTCTGACGATAACTATAAGTATGAGAGGCAGAGCAAAATCAAGGTTATTTTAAATGACATGTTCAGTAGAGCTATGGAAGATGACCTGATGATTAAGAATCCGGCGAAAGGTGTAAAGCTGAGAGCAGACAAAGAAGTTAATGCTTTTGCATTGACAGTAGAGCAACAGAGCGAGTTTTTTGAAGCATGTAAAGGCACATTTTACGACAACATGTATAATGTGGCAGTTAATACAGGCTTGCGCCCAGGAGAACTGTTTGCGCTCACTATTGCAGATATACATATGGACGAGGGGTATATTGATGTTAATAAGACACTTGTGTATCAGAAATACCTTGAAGATAAAGGCAAGACATTTCATGTCGAGCCGCCAAAAACCAAGCAGAGTTACAGACACGTACCAATTAACAGTGTGTGCAAGGAATATCTGACGAAACAATTTGAGCTTAAAAAGATAGTTTCGACACGCAGACCTAAAGAACAGAACGAATATTTGTTTGTTACAAGGTTCAATACACCAATTAATTCGGTTATATATAGCGACTCTATACGTTCAGTTGTAAGACGGATAAATGATACAAAGAGCAGTGACGATGAATTTCCATTTTTTAGTGGTCACACATTCAGGCATACGTTTGCGACAAGATGTTTTGAGTCAGGCATAGAGCCGAAAGTCGTTCAATCATATTTGGGTCATGCAACACTGAAAATGACAATGGACTTGTATACACATGTTACACCTGAAAAATCGTTTGCTGACATTGAAAAAATCGTTAGCACCGACAACAAAATCATAGAATATAGAAGAAAATGTGTGTAGTAAGTGTGTAGTAGTACACACAATCAATTCACAGAATGTTGAAAAATCAACACTCGTAAGGCATTTTTGTACTAAAACTGGTAAAATTATTATGTATATCAAGGAGTACCATACGATTTCGTAAATAATGGCGTAATCCTAGGAAAATAAAGGGTTTGCGGAGTTTTCGTAAAATCGTAAAAAATATAAAATTCTATGTATTTTAATGTATTTTAATATGAAAAGTGTGTAGTAACTGTGTAGTAACCACCCCAAAAAGTGTGTAGTAAAAATTGTATATAGAAAAGCCATTATATGACACAAATATGAGAAGAACATGGAAATGCTCTTCTCTTTTTTTATGCCACAATTTAGGCATAAGGAGATGATGTTATGTTTGACGATGAAGTGAGAGAACAAATATTTGCTAAAAGTGAGTTACAAAAAATCGACTTAATGACATTATCTCTTGTCATTAAAGCGATAGAGGAAGTTTTGGAGGAAAACAAAGATGAACATGCCGTATCAGCAACCAATGATGAATTATACACCTAATTATGGAGCGTATCAGTACAACCCGATGGCGAGCTATCAGAGATACCAACAGCCTGAACCGACACAAGGCATAAGTGGCAGAGTAGTGCAGGCAGTTGAGACTATTAATCCCAACGAGGTGCCAATGGATGGCAGTGTAGCATTTTTTCCAAAACAGGATTTAACAGAGATATATGCCAAGAGCTGGAATGCTGACGGAACGATACGCACATTGACTTTTAAGCCGGTTTTAAACGATAAGACGGACATTTTATCGGGTGACACAGAAAAGCTTGAATTTGACCTATCAGAGAAAGCCACAGAGGGTATTATGGCAAAGCTCAACGAACTATCTGAGAAAATTGAGCAATTATCTTTAGGGGCGCAGAGAAAAACTTCAAGAACGCAAAGCAAGGAGAGTGAAAAAGCATGAATGTAATGGGAATAATGCAACAGATAATGAGCAATAATCGCGTAATGGGAAATCCAATGATTCAGAATGCAATGAGCATGGCTCAAAGCGGAAACAGCAAGGGAATTGAGCAAATGGCAAGAAACTTATGCAAGGAAAAAGGCATTAATCCTGATGATGTAATGAAGCAAATCAGAGGTAATTTTGGGATATAGCATATGAGAGAACGTGCGCACGGCTCTTTATGAAATAAATTTTGGAGGTAAAACAGATGTTCAACACAGGAAATTGTCCAAGCGTACCCATCGTGGCGAATTTGGACGGAAACAACGGAAATAACTGGAATGACGGCTCATGGCTTTGGTTCCTTATCGTAGTATTTGCGATATTTGGGGGCTGGGGCAACGGCTTTGGTGGTTTCGGTGGCACTAATGGCGGTGTCGGAAGCGAAATTCAGAGAGGCTTTGACAATCAGACAGTTGTCAGCAAGTTAGATGGCATTTCTAACGGACTTTGTGACGGATTTTATGCTATGAACAACAGTATGCTTACAGGCTTTAATGGTATCAACACAAATATCATGCAGACAGGCTATGGCATACAACAGGCGGTAAACGCTGATACAGTTGCTAATATGCAGAATACCAATGCTTTACAGTCACAGCTTGCTAACTGCTGCTGCGAGACAAGAGAAGCAATTCAAGGTGTAAACTACAACATGGCAACTAACACTTGTGCTTTACAAAACACAATGAACAATAATACAAGAGATATTATTGACAGCCAGCAGGCAGGGACGAGGGCCATCCTTGATTTCCTGACAAACGACAAGATTGCAACCTTACAGGCAGAGAATAACGATTTGAGAAGAGCAGCTTCACAGGATAGACAGAACGCACTTCTGACTACTACAATGGCAGCACAAACAAATCAGATTATTGATGCAGTAAGACCTACACCGGTTCCATCGTTCCCAGCTTCTAACCTTTATGGTTATGCATATGGCTGCGGTTGCAATACCGGCTGTAATTGCTAAAACTGAATAATTGAGTATCTTAATTGAGTTTAACTCAATCTAAACTGATTAAAAACCATTTTTAGTCGAGGTTTAGTCCAAGTTTAGTCGAGAGTTAGTCGAGATTATGTCTGCTAAGCAGTATTACTTATAACCCAAGGGCAGACTATAATGTTTGCCCTTATTTTGTGAAAGAGAGGATTTTATTATGGCTGAATTTTCAAATGTTGCAACACAGACAGTTGCAGTAAACGGAAATGTATTATTTACAGATGCGCCAACGTCTGTATGCAATAAAGGATATATTTCACACAGAACAGGAAGCGGATTAATTAACCTTAAAGGCGCTACCAACACTTGCAAAGCAAAGTACAGAGTAGAATTTAACGGAAATATTGCAGTTCCTACAGGCGGAACCGCAGGAGCAATTTCATTAGCTATTGCTGTCGAGGGCGAGCCGGACTTATCTACACTGGCAATCTCTACACCAACAGCAGTTGAAGCATTTAACAATGTGTCTATGGCAACAGATGTATGGCTTCCTTGCGGATGCTGTCAGGCAATTTCTGTCAAGAATACATCTGCACAGGCTATCAGTGTTGCAAATGCTAACATCACAGTAAATCGAATTGGTTAGGGGGGCGAGAGTATGCACGTTGAAAGAATACACAAAATGCAGGAGTGTCTTACAGAGAAAGCTGTCAACGAGCTTGAAAAGGGCGTTGAGAATGTTGACACTTCCGAGATGGGACAGGTCGTAGATATGATAAAAGACCTTGCAGAAGCTGAGTATCATTCAATAATTTCCAAGGCTATGAAAAAGGCTGATGAAGAGGAAGAAGAGTACGACAAAGAACTCCTAAGAAGTCTTAAGGCAGAATATGGCGAAGAAAGTGGTAGAAGATATTACGACCAATATCGCTATGCAAATGGCAGATTTGCCCCTAAAGGTCGTGGAACACGTAGGGGATATGAAGAACCGCCATATTATCACATGCCGGTAAACTACAACGACATGGAGTATATGCGTGACATGGATAAGAGCCAAGGTAAGATGTACTACTCTGAACCGATTGCACCACATGTGAGTGAAAGCAATTATGACAGGGCAAAGAGACATTATACCGAGACAAAAGAAATGCACAAAGGAGCTTCTACAGAGGACAAAGAGCATAAAATGAAAGCCCTTGATATGTATATCCGTGAATTAAGTGGAGATATATCGGAGCTTCTGAATGACATGACACCCGATGAACGCAACCTTTTACGCACAAAAATGAGCAATCTTGCGTCAAAACTGTAATTATTAAGGCTATGGGTAGTAATGCTCATAGCCTGTTTTTCGCACATTGATAACTGAATATTGGCTAGTGAAAAATATTTTAAAATAATGCTTGACAATATGGTGTGACATAAATATAATAAAGGTGTGACAAGAAAGGAAGCGATGTTTATGTCACCAGCAGGCAGACCTAAAGTTGGCAATCCGAAATCAAGCAGATTTAGTATCAGACTTGATGAGGAAACAGAAAGAAAGCTGAAAGCCTATTGTGAACAGCACAATTTCACAAAAGGTGAAGCCATCAGAAGAGGAATACATTTACTTTTGGATAAAACGGAGGCTATTCATGAAAAGACAAAAAATAGGAACTTTTAACAACCTTAAAAATGGAGATTTGATAATCAGCCCCATTGATAATGAGGTCACTCAATATTATATAGATAAAGACGGAATAAAGTATTTATCTAGCAAGAACTCATTGTTTGGCATATTTCAATTTGATGCCGAAGATTTTTATTTTTATAATGGGGAAAAGAAATGCGGAGAAATAGATAATCACTACTTTCTCTAGTAAAAAGCCACTAGCTGATATTCGGTTAGTGGCTTTTGCTTTATTCAGAAAGGAGCATACAGATGTTTATTAATGTTAATGGTACAATGTGGCAAGTACAATATAAAAATTCAAATTCAGGCGAATTAAAGCGGTCAGACAATGTTTCTGTGCTAGGTGTAACTGATAGAAATGCACACACAATTTATCTGTCAAATGCCTTGCGTGGATTTATGCAACGCAAAGTGCTGATACACGAAGTATGTCACGCAATCTGTATGTCCTATGATGTGTATTTGCCTATCGAACAGGAAGAGATATTGTGTGATTTTGTAGCAACATATGGGGATGAAGTGTTTGACATTGTTGACATGATACTTGGAGCAGCTAGGAGTGATAGATACTATGGATAAAATAGACAGGCTATTAGAATACATACACCGGACTAATCCGGAAATGACACGGCAGAAATTGATTGAGAAGCTAGGAGAGAGTGACTACAGTGCCAAGAGCATTTATTTTTTGGCAATTCAAAATTCAAATTCCCAAAAATTTTAGGATGAATTAAGTGCCCCCGTACCTTTGACTTTTTCGATTTCAAAAATCCGTTCGCAAAATTTTGCAAAAACTTGTCGAGAACTTGCAAAGAACTCACACCGCACTTTAATTGAGTGAACTTTTCTGAAAATTCGTACAATTTCCATGAGTTGGTGCGCCTGACTTGTTAGATATTGCACCCGGCACAACTTGCCACGGCTTGACGGCTTGAACCTCTACAGATATATCACAAGGCATTGTAAACGGCTTATTTTATGACTTATTACAGCGCACTCGATAAAATCCACGCTAGCACGTATAAAAGTCCTTAAAACGTCAAATACACGGCTTTAAATGTGTATATCATAAAATCATAGAATATTTTTGTTAATTTGTCAATGTACGACAGCACCCGGAACTATAGCCGGACAACTTGCGACAGCTCCAACGGCTGCGCGCTTGATTTTTTGGCACAACAAAAAGGGATATAAGATATCCCTAGTGGTAACGCGTGATATATTTCCTGCCTTGATAGTCGCAAAAAAGCGTGACCGGGTGAACATGCGCATGTTTTTCGACAACCTGCAACCATTCACCGGACCTTTGAACTGTTATTTTTAACTTGTGCGACTCCATCCACTCTATACAATCGTATTTGATATAATTAAAGTCGCTTATTTTTGGCATGTCATAGCCTAGCGCCTTGACTCGCTTATATATTTCCTTTCTCCCCAAATACTCATAATTAGACATAATACACCCCCCCCTATCTATAACAAGCCTTAATTATTGGGCTTATATAGTTTTTATGGTTTAGGTAGTTATTAAAAGCCGCCCGGCGGTATTCCTTGCCACTAATAAGCGTGGTAACATCGTCACACGCGCCCGACTCTGCGACAGCTCTAAAAATGTCTGTTATTGCTTTACGTGTGGCGCGCTCGCTTGCTTGATATTCCGGCGCGCTTTGATATTTGCCATTGTAGCGTGCTTTTATTTCACACTCTACAGCGTCAAGCGTGGTTAGTTCGTTGACCATTCATTGACCCTCTTTTCTGTTTTAGTGCGTGGTTTATAAGCTATTTTTTGACCTTTTCGCGGTTCATACGTGCGTTAATCTGTTTTTATTAGGTGGTAACGCAAAGCACCTATAAAGGGCGCACAATTATTTTTTCAGGCATTGCACTCTTGAGCCTGATGCAAATATAAAGGCATTTGCAAAACCTCTTGGCGCGATTATTTACCGGACGCGCGGACGGAGCACAATATATACAGCCGTAAAGTTGTATAAAGCACCTATAAATAAAATAATTAAATTGATTAATATAAGACCCGAAAAGCCTTATATATAAAGCTAATAGCCGGAATCGAACCGGCTTAAAAATCCCTTGATATTAGCTATTTAATAAAAAAATAAAAACAAACCGCCATACCCAATAACAAGGCACGACGCAAAAAGCCCGAAAGCCTTTAAAAGCTCGATAAAATCTCTCATATTGTGCCCCCTAACAATAACAAAAATCACCTTGCAAGCCGGTTGTAATAATCATTTTTCCATCTTTACGGCG